CCACCCCCGCCAAGGGTGAAGCCGAGGACGTGATTCTCATCGTCGACAACACAGCCGCAGGGGCCGAGAACGTCATTGTACGCGCGGGCGCCGGCCCTGTCCCAGCCTTTCGCGCCTCGCTGGGCGACCTTACGGTCAGTGTCGCGGCTGGCAGTACCGCCTTCATTGGCCCATTTGAGACGGCGCGCTTCGCGCAAAGTGATGGCAGCCTCAACGTCGACTTCGGCGCGGGCATGACCGGTACCATTGTGGCGCTGCGCGTTCCGCGCACGCTCGCGGATTAGTCCCTATGGCCTGGGTGCGTAATCCGCGCACAGGCGTGCTGTGGATCGTCGCGGATGCGCACCTTGGCTGGCATCTGGCCGATGGCTGCGAGCTCGTCGACGATCCACGCACATCGCCTGAGACCGAGGCACTAGCAGAGGCAGACCTCGCACATGAGCATGAATCCGGCCCGGCCGACGATGGCGAGCCTCATCACCAAAGTACGTCAACTGATCAACGACCCAAGCGGAACCGGCGAGCAGTTTGACGACGGTTCCATCCAGGACGCGCTGGACGACTGGCGACAGGATGTGCGCTATGAGCAGCTCACACCGGCGCCAACGCTCTACAATACCGGCACGCCTGCTAATCCGGGAAACGCTGACTACAACTGGACCGACTACTACAGCAGTTACAAGTGGTGGGAACAGGGTGAGGTGCTGACCGACGGGCACTTCCTGACGCTCACGCCCGCCTCCTCCGACGAACTGCAAGGCCACTGGACGTTCAACTTGCCGACGCCCGGGCAGTATCCACCTGTCTTCATCACTGGTCGCGTGTACGACATCTATGCCGCTGCTGCTGACCTCCTGGAGATGTGGTCTGCCGCGCTTCTCGCCAACGTGGACGTGACCAGCGACGGGCAGACGTTCCGTCTCTCACAGCTGTCCGCTGGCAAGTTGAAGCAGGCAGATATTTTCCGCAGGCGCGCCCTGCCGACGGTCGCCAAACAGGTGCGCCGTGATGTCAATACACCTGACACGACCAGCGAGGTCGTATTGCTCGGCAATAACGACGACATCATCACCCGCTGACCTATGAAAGAGTGTGCTCGATGATTCCCGCTAACGTGCTCGCCGCCGCGCGTGCCGCCGCTATCGCCTCACTGGACGTGTCCGGCATCCAGGTCCAGCGTGTCACGCGCACTCCCGACGCGTATGGAACGGCGTCGGAAACGTGGGCAACCATCGCCACGGTCAACGGAGGCTGGGCCAAACCCACAGCGTCAGTCATGCAGCAGTTTGCGGGCCTCATTGGCAGCCTCGCCGCGTGGGTCGTGCGTCTGCCGTACGGGCAGGATTGCCGCAACGGTTACCGGCTGGTGATGCCAACCGGCGAGATCTTGACGGTGCAGGCCGATCTCTCGCAGCGCAGTTATGCCACGGCCAAGCGCGTGCTCGCCACCGAGATCCGCTAATGCAGCTACACGCTCCAGCAGACGCACGGAATCGCGATTGGTCCGCACGGATGCGGGCGCTTGGGAGTTTCACATGAGCGAAGAGTACGAGGTGCTCTATAATCTGCTGCCAGAGCTCGCGGCGGCGATGCGGGAATTCGTGTCCCAGGCAGTGCGCAAGGCGGCGTTCGACATCCAGAAAGCCGCCGCCGATAGTGCTCCTGTGGATACTGGCTTTCTGGCCTCCAGCATCTACACTGTCACGAACAAGGAATCGACCTACGGTCAAGGTATCGTGGATGGCTCACCCGGCAGCCACCTGCTCGACGAAGTAACGCCACCTGAGAGCGACACCGAAGCCGTGGTAGGCGTAGGGGCAAATTACGGCGTATACGTCGAAATGGGAACGGCACACGCACCCGCGCAGCCATACCTTATTCCCGCCGCCGAGGCTGAGCGTCCGAAGCTTGTCGCCGCGCTCACCCGCATGGAGGAAGCCCTGAAATCAGGTGGGCTTGGCGGGAGTGGAGAGAGTGGCAACTAGATGGCAACTCCTGATCCCGTTTCGACTGGCTTCGCGCTGCTCTTCGACACGCTCACGAGTGACGCCACGTTCATGAGCTATGTGGCAGCTGTCTACCAGGTCATGGCTCCTCCTGGTAGCACACCCAACTACGCGCTACTCATCCTTCAAACCGGTCAGGATGTGAACTCGGCCACCGCGGTCAGAATCATGTCAAGCCTGCTCTTCCAGGTTAAGATTGTCGGTCCTGTCGGGAACGCGGCAAGCCTGCGCGCAGCCTACGCGCGTGCCGATGCCCTCCTCATGCCCAATGGCCAGCCCCTGCGCAACATGGGTGGCACGCTGGCAGTTTATCGCGAACAAACGCTGTCCATCGCAGAACTGGTGGGCGGCGCAGTATGGCTCAACTACGGCGGTTTGTACCGCGTGGAGATCTAAGCAGTGGGCACAACACCACGAGCAAGTGTCAACCAACAAATCCAGATCGGTGTGGAAGCGCCCTCTGGCACACCGGCTGCCGCCAATCGTCTACTCGACGCCTTCACCTGGACGCTCGGCCTCAAACCGACGACCAAGCAATTTCGCGGCACCGGCCGACAATATCCATCTGCAAGCGCTTTGCTCACCGAAATGAGCGCGGGCAAGATCGCCGGGCCTGGCGATTTCGTTCAGCTGGTCTATCCGCTATCGAGTCTGTGGGGCGCAGCAGCAATCGCCGCGCATGGGGCATCTGCCACAGCCCACGATTGGGTCTGGACGCCGCCCATCGTCGGCTCGTACGCCGCAAACGCCAAGACGTTCACCGTCCAGGCCGGTGATGCCATCGATGCCGAGCAGTACGCGTACCTGGCTTTCACTGGCTTCGGCTACTCGTTCAGCCGCAAGCAGGACATCACCATCAGTGGTGATTTGATTTCCCAGACGTTTACGGATGGCATTACGCTCACCGCCGCGCCGACGGTGGTCGAGCAGCTGCCCATGACCGGCGCGCAATTCAACATTTATCTCGATCCGACTAGCGCCAACATCGGCACCACCCAGCTCACTGATCCGCTGAAAGTCGATTTCAAGGCGTCGGGCTACTACGACGGCTACTGGCCCATCAACCGCTCAAACGCGAGCTACACAAGCCTGATCGACAAGGAAAAGAAGCACGAGCTCAAGATCACGCTGCAGGCGAATTCGGTCGGCATTGCGGTCAAAGGCAACTATCTGGAGACCGGTGATCGCTGCTACGTGCGCATCGATGGCATGGGGCCTGTGATCGATGGCGCCAACGCCATCAATGCGGCAATGCAACACGATATGGCCTGCTTCGTGACCAGCATGGCTGAATTTTCCGATGTGGATGGGGTCTACGCCATCGAGTACACGCTCGCCATCGCCGAAGATGCGGCCTGGGGTGCAGGCGAAGCACAGAAGATGACGCTCACCAACCTCTTGAGCGCGCTCTAGTCACCTCTCACAGCAAACGCAAGGATGCTTTATGCCCCTTACCCTGGCAAAGCTCATCGCCAATCGCGCCAAGGCAGAGATTGACTTCGGCGAAGGCGATGTGCTTCACGTCGAATACTACCCCGCACGCATCACCAGCAAGATGCTTCTCGAGATCGCCGACACCGATCGCCTTGCTGAATTGCCGAATGAACGTGCGCTCGCCGTCATGAGCAGCGCCACGGATACACTACTTACGCTTCTGGCTTCCTGGGATCTCGCCGACACCGCTCCCGACGGCACGACCGAGACGGTGCTTCCCATTGACCGTGCCCACATCGAGCCGCTGGGTCTCTCGATCCAGTGGGCCATCCTCAACGGTATCGTGCGAGCGCAGGCGGGGGAAGCCAGGGCGCCGGAGGCTCAAAAGGCGGACTCAGCGAACGCGCCAACCTCCGGCGCTATCTCCTGACGGATGGCGGTCTGGGCAAAATGCCCGACTGGTATCCATTGATTCGGGCGGCGCGCTACCTCGGTGTGCCGCCCTGGGACCTGCTTGAACAATCGTCGCTGTGGATGCGCTGGGCCATTACAGCGGAGGGCGCTGAAAACGAGGCGCAATCCGAACTCGCCAAGCGTTCGAACGACAACTAGCCCCCATACGAGCGCAGGCACGCGCGTGTATTACTGCCGAAGGAAGCCGCACGGATGTCGATCAATGCCGCACAGTTACTCGTGCGTATCAATGCCGACACCGCCTCAGCACAGCAGGGTATCGGCGGTCTGGCCGGTCTGCTCGGCAGTGGTGGTGTCCTGGCACTGGGAGCAGCAGCCGCAGCTGCGGCCGTCGCGGGCGTTGGTGTTGCCTCAGTCAAGATGGCCGGTGATTTCCAGGCAGGAATGACGTCGCTGGTCACCGGCGCTGGCGAGTCACAGGCCAACCTCAAGATGGTGAGTGACGGCATCCTCAAGATGGCCGTCGATACAGGCACCAGCACCAAGCAACTCACCGACGGCATGTACATGATCGAGTCTGCCGGCTACCACGGAAAAGCTGGCCTCGACATCCTCAAGGCGGCTGCGGAAGGCGCAAAGGTTGGTAACGCCGATCTGGGTACCGTCGCCGATGCCACGACCACGATTTTGAAGGATTTTGGCAACACTGGGATCACCGCTAGCGGAGCGGTCAACACCCTGATCGCGACCGTCGCCAGCGGCAAAACGCACATGGCTGACCTGTCGGGCGCGCTCGCGCAGGTGTTGCCGACGGCCAGTGCGGCTCATATTGGCCTGCAGGACGTTATGGGCGCGATGGCGACCATGACCGGCGAAGGTGTGCCAGCCGCCAACGCCGCCACCTACCTACGCCAGACGATGCTCGCGCTGGACGCTCCGAGCACTGCGGCACAGAAGGCATTGCGGTCCGTGGGACTGTCCAGTGCCGAGGTGTCCGCCGAAATGCAGAAGAGCTTGCCCGGCGCTCTGAAGATGATTACCGATGCCGTCGGTAAGAAGTTCCCCGAGGGGAGTGCCGGCTATGTCGCGGCACTGAAAGATATTTCCGGCGGCAGCCGCCAGATGCAAGGCATTCTTGACCTGACCGGCAGCCATATGAAGGATTTTCAGGGCAATGTCGGCGGGATAACTGACGCCGTCAAAAAGGGTGGAAATAGCATTACTGGCTGGTCTGAAGTCCAGGGCGATTTCAATCAGAAGATGGCCGTGCTCGACCAGACGGTGCAGACGCTGATGATCCGGCTCGGGCAGAAGCTGCTGCCGGTCGCCACTCAGCTTGCTGGTATGTTTGCCAGCGACCTGCCAGGAGCGGTCAACGCGGTGGTTGGTGCTTTCACAACTGCAGTCCACATCGGCCAGGGGTTCGTGAGCTTTCTGCACGACACAGGGCCCGCCGCGACGGTCGTCAAAGGTATCCTCATCATCCTGGGTGGGGCCATGCTGGGGTTTGCCGCTTCGGCTGTGCCTGCGGCTATCACGGCTATTACGGCGTCGGTGTCGGCCTTCTGGGCACAGGCGACGGCGGCGGGCGCGGCGGCCATTGCGACCATTGCCGCGGCAGCTCCCTTCATTCTGGTCGGAGCGGCGATCGGCGCGGTCATCGCCATCATCATTCTGGCAGTCACGCACTGGAGGCAGATCACGACAGTCCTTGGCGATTTCAAGGACATGCTCGGCACCGTCGCTGGTGCGATCGGGTCATTTGTCGGTAACGCACTTGGTCAATTGGGCAACCTGGTGCAGACGGCCATCGGGCTCTTTCTCGATATTGAAGTGAAGGCACCACTGGCGTTCGCGGGT